TCTTCTACACAACGACTAATGGTACACCAATTCAAGGTTATGAACTTAACGAATACGGTCTATTGGCCGCTTACTCAACATTAGGTGTAACAAATCGTTGTTACGTTTTACGTGCTGATATTGACTTAGCAAGCTTAGTAGGTCAAACAGGTCGTCCAACAGGTAATCCAGCTAATGGCACATGGTGGTTAGATACTACCACAAGTACATGGGGTATCTATGAATTTAATCAAACAACAGGTAAATTTGTATTACAAACTCCTATTGTCATTACTGATAGTACAGATTTAAGCGCAGGCTTCCCGTTAAATAGCATCGGTAACATAGGTGATTATGCAGTCAATGCTATTGAAGTTACCGGCGGTGCATATGCATCAAATAGTAAAACTTATTTTTACAAAGGTTCAGACAACACATGGGCCGCATTAGGCACATCAAGTTGGAGACTAGATATCCCTACAATTCAAGGTACTACTTCAAACCCAACGTTGACTGCTGGTAATACATTTAGTATTACAATGTCAACATTGTACTCTACTACTATTACTGTTCCGGTAGCCCCTAACAATACAGTTGAAGGTGTCGCTAGTGCGATTAATGCTCTAGGATGGACTGGTCTAGCCGCAGAAGTACGTAGTGGTAAATTATGTATTTTCTCTAATCAAATTCTTGCTAGCGGCGGTGTTGTAGATGGTCGTGTTAATGTATCAACTGTTTCAGGTACAGCGTTACCTAATATGGGTATTACTTCAGGAACATACTATCAACCTATTACAACATATGGCACAAGCGCACAGATGCCACTATGGTCAAGTACACAAACTACACCTCGTCCAACAGGTTCTGTATGGATTAAGGTTGGTTCTGCTGGTAATGGATTAAGCCCGGTAATGGCAGAATTCAATAGTCTTACCTCATCATGGTCAAATAAAACTGTAACACTTTATATAGATGATGCAGCCGCAAATGAGGGTCTGGACTCAACTGGAGGAAAAGCGATCCCTGCAGGAACAGTTTATTCTCAATATGCTTACGGTGGCACCTCAGGTTCATCTCCGATTTATTTCTGGGAAAGATTAGCTACCGGACCAACAGTAGTTACGGGTGATAACACAGCACCTAGCTTTACGGCTGGTCCATACTACATGAATGTGTATATTACTACACCGGGAAGCTCATCAGTAAGTTCAGCTTACAATTTTACATTGGCTGACTCAACTGACGCTACGGATTTTGTAACAGCATGGGCGGCAGCAGGTATTCCTTACACAACAGCAAGCGTAACAACTGATGGTGCAATACAATTGACTCACACTGAAGGTGGTGCTATTTATATGGATGACACAGTAAATTCATCATATGTATCAGTTTATGCCTCTAGCGGTTTAATTGATGAAGCCGGTTTTGTTGAAGGCACAACTACTGGTGTTAAGTATGGATATTCTATTAGCGCAACGTTCTCTACAGCCGCACAAAGCACTACTACTGGTTCAGGATCAGGAGCAACGTTTAGTGTTCAAGCTACAGCCGCAACATATCGTTTGGTAGGCGACGGCGTAACTTCAGGCGGCAGTGGATATGCAGTTGGTGATAATGTTACTATTTTAGGTAGCTCATTAGGTGGTGCCGCAAGTACTAATGACTTAGTAGTTGAAGTTACTGCAGTCACATCTGGTGCGGCAACTGCAGTAACATACATTTCAGGTGCCCCTACTGAGGCTTACGATACTGCATTAAGCAATTGGGTAGAATTCACATACATTTCAAATGAAGGTGAACCTGCAGTTGCACCAGCCAATGACACTAACTGGTTCTACAGTGTAGTTGACCAAGTTGATATTATGGTTAATTACAACAGCGCATGGTATGGTTATGGTCTACGTGATTATGATAATGAAGGTTTCCCGCTACCAAGTGGTACAAACGAAACTGATCCGGCTGGTCCATTAATATCAGCCACAGCTCCTACTACACAAAGTGATGACACTGCATTAGTTTATGGTGATATTTGGATTGATACAAGTGATTTGGAAAATTATCCAGTAATCAATCGTTGGGAAGCAGTTGACGGAACAGATCAGTGGGTTCTAATTGACAATACCGATCAGACAAGTTCTACTGGTGTAGTATTTGCTGACGCACGTTGGGCAACTAACGGTACAACAAGTGTTACGGATGATCCTATCCCAACAATTGCAAGTTTACTAGATAGTAGCTACTTAGATTTAGATGCTCCGGATCCAACATTGTACCCATCTGGTATGTTGTTATTCAACACACGCCGCTCAGGTTACAACGTAAAACAATTCAGAACAGATTACTTCAATAATACAAGTTTCCCTGGTGAAACATTACCAACAGAAACAGATGCATGGGTAACAGTAAGTGGTAACATGACAAATGGTGCTCCTTACATGGGTCGTAAGGCACAACGTGCTATGGTTGTTCAATCATTGAATGCGGCAATTGCTACTAACACAGCAATACGTGATGAAGATAACTTCTTCAACTTGATTGCTACACCTAATTATCCAGAATTGCAACCAGGTATGATTGCATTGAATAGTGATCGTGGTGAAACAGCTTACATCTTAGGTGATACACCAATGCGTTTAGCTGATAGTGCTACTGATATTCAAGCTTGGGCTAATAACGAAGCAGGTGCTTCTAGCACAGGTGAAGAAGGTTTAGTATCACGCAGTACTTACATGGGTCTATTCTATCCAAGCGGATTGGCAACAGACTTAGCAGGTAATCAAGTTGCAGTACCAGCGTCATACATGATGTTACGTACATTCTTGCGCAATGATACTATTGCTTATCCTTGGTTGGCGGCGGCAGGTACACGTAGAGGTACAATTGACAATGCATTGAGCATTGGTTATGTTGATAGCACAACAGGTGAGTTTATTTCTATTAAGACTCGTTTGGGAATTCGTGATGTATTGTACATCAATCAGATTAACCCATTAGTATTCTTCACTGGTGTTGGATTATTGAACTATGGTAATAAGACCAGCTTCAATAGTTCAAGTGCATTAGATAGAACTAACGTTGCACGACTAATTGCTTACATTCGTAGACAATTAACATTGGCAGCACGTCCATTCGTGTTCGAACCGAACGATCAGTTGACACGTGGTCAAATCGCAGGTGTTGTAGAAACATTGATGGTTGACTTAGTTGCTAAACGCGGTCTGTATGATTACTTGGTAGTGTGTGATGAATCAAATAACACACCGGCTCGTATCGATAGAAATGAACTTTGGATTGACGTTGCAGTTGAACCTGTTAAGGCAGCTGAATTCATCTACATCCCGGTTCGTATTTTGAACACAGGTGAACTAGGTGGTCAATAAGAAATAAGATAGCCCGAAAGGGCTATCTATTTGCAAAGATAAATATTAATAACAGGAGAAAAAAATGGCAATAGCCTCACAATCATTATTCAACATGACCGTAGCAGGAGATAATTCCGGCGGAAATCAGGGCTTGCTAATGCCCAAACTACAATACAGATTTAGAGTTAACTTTTTAAACTTTGGTGTTGATACTGCAACCCAGCAATTGACAAAGCAAGTTATTGACATAACACGCCCATCAGTTAGCTTTGGAGAAATCACAATACCAGTTTACAACTCTACAATGTATCTTGCAGGCAGACACGAATGGCAACCTCTAACAGTTAACATTAGAGATGATGCTTCGGGTAGTGTTGCAAAATTAGTAGGGCAACAATTACAGAAACAGATGGACTTTGTTGAACAAGCATCTGCGGCTACTGGTCAAGATTACAAATTCCAAACAGACATTCAAATCTTAGATGGTGGTAATGGTACTAGTGCTCCTATCGTCTTAGAAACTTGGGAATGTTATGGTTGTTTCTTGCAAAGTGCTAACTACAATAACTTAAACTATGGTTCTAATGAAGTTGTTACTATTCAATTGTCAATTCGCTTTGACAATGCAGTAAATAATCCATTAGCATCTGGTGTAGGTTCGGCTGTTGGTCGTGTTGCACGTTCATTGGCTGGTTCTACAGGTGTTGCAACCGGTATCGGTTCTAATGGTAGTAACAACTAATAATATTTTTTGAATATTAAATGGCTGGATTTTTTCAGAACTTATTAACAGACGCTGCCGGAGGATTCTTCGGCAACGATTACGTGCGTGACTACACTCACGCAAGTAAAACTTTTAGACCTAGTTCGTATGCATATGCACCAAAACTAAAATTCTTATTTCATGTGTATTTTGATATTAACCCAGCCGCTTATGGCCTAGGATTATCACAGGGTGCAAATTTTGGTTTAGCAGTTAAAACAGTAAAACTACCTTCATTTAATTTTGAAACCCATCAAATGAATCAATACAATCGTAAACGTATTGTTCAAACCAAACTAAAATATGATCCTATCAGTATAACTCTCCACGATGACAATAACAATTTAGTTCGTAACATGTGGTATAATTATTACACTTACTATTACAAAGATTCTAGTAAGCCTGTTGTTTCTATTTCAGGAAGACAGACAAATCAAAACTCTACTAATAATCCTAGTATTTCACCTAACAATAGTAGTTACAACAATAGAAATATTTATTCACAATCTATACCGGGCGATACTGATTGGGGCTATGTAGGAGAAACATCTAATACAGTTAATGGATATACCGAAGCGGCTACTGGTCAAACTAAGATTCCTTTCTTTAAGAATATTACTGTTTTTGGTTTTCACCAACACAATTATGTAGCATACACACTAATAAATCCCATCATTACTCAATTTGCACATGATACTTACAGTTATGCTGAAGGTAACGGTACTATGGAAAACACCATGACTATTGATTATGAAACAGTCAAATATTTTCAAGGTGCATTAGATGGCAACAATCCAGATAAGATTGTAGCTGGATTTGGTACTGTTGATAATTATGATAGAATTAAAAGCCCTATTGCAAGTCCAGGTAGCAATGCAACTATTTTAGGTCAAGGTGGCTTACGAGATGCTGCCGGTGGCATCATTCAAGATTTAGATCCAGCAAGTTTTAATCCATTAGGTGCTATTCAAAAAGCAGGTGCAACATACAATACCATTAAGAATATGAATTTGAAACAGGCTATCAAAACTGAGGTTACTACTGGTATTACTAATGCTCTTATGAACCCATTGAACAATACAGGTAGAAATGTATTGTTCAATACACTAATTTACGGCTCAACCCCTAATCAAACACAGGGACAGAATGGTAGAGTAGTGGTTCCCCCTCCAATAAATAGATAAACATTGGAGTACATATGGCACGAATAATCGATGACCGCACTGCATCAGACTTAACTGTAAAAATATTTGATGACTTTTACGCTTTTAACATGAGTGTTAATGGTAATGAGTTTGATATTGTTAACGGATATTTCAAATCCGTGTGCGATACTAGAATCATTGCAGGAAATTTTACATCATTTTTGTTTAGAATAGCACAAGAAACCGGAATTCCTGTATTAGATTTATTGGCTCAAATTCAAGGCGCTAATAATAAGTTAGAAATGAATCAAATAATTGCATATTATTTGAATAGTTTTAAATCTAAAACAAGTTTGTATGGTGTAGGTACAATACCGCAATCTAATCAACCAGTCGCACGTAATATTGTGCAATAATCATGGCAAAGTTTGCACAAGGTACGTTCGTTCCCAAGAACACACAAAAGTATGTAGGTAAGCATACTCCAAGATATCGTAGTGGTTGGGAACTTACATTTATGAATTTCTGCGACAATAACAAAAATGTACTGTATTGGGCAAGTGAAGCTATTAGTGTTCCTTATCGTCATCCATTTACTGGACAACCAAAAACATATATCCCAGACTTCTTTGTAGTTTATCAAAACAAGTATGGTAAAAATATTGCTGAGATAGTTGAGATTAAGCCTAAGAAACAAAGTCTTATAGAGAGTAAGGTTGCCAATGCCAAAGACAGAATGGTAGTAGCAATCAATCATGCTAAATGGCAAGCGGCCATGGCCTATTGTAAACATCATGGATACACCTTTAGAGTCATAACTGAGGATGATCTTTTCCACAATGGGCGAAGCAAGTAACTAAATACTTGTATGACGAAAAAATTAAACGAATTGTTTGAACTTCCGCAAGATGAGATTGACAGCTTGCATATTCCTATACCAGAAAATGCACGTGAAATAACCACTGATGCACTAAGTGCGTTAGAGAAAATTGATAATGCATTGCCCCAAGTTAAGGGTCTTGATGCCAGTGACAGTGAGCTAGATGAACTAGCACAAATGGCAGTGGATAGCTTTAAAGACTTGAGCGAACTAGGAATGCAAGTTGATAGCAGATTCAGTAGTGAAATCTTTAGTGTAGCAAGCAATATGTTAGGTCATGCTATTACTGCTAAAACAGCTAAACTAAATAAGAAGCTAAAAATGATTGATTTGCAATTGAAAAAAGCTAGCTTAGACCAAAAACTTGCTGGAAAAGCTGAAGAAATAGAGAATACTCCTGTCGGTGAGGGTAAAAGTTTGGACCGTAATGAGTTGCTTAAGATGTTGGCAACTAAATCAGACAGTCAATGATAAATACATAATACAGGAATAAAGAAATGAAAAGCCTAAAAACATACATAACCGAAAGTCTTAAAAGTTACAAATACACGATAAAGATTGCAGGTGACGTTGACAAAAACTTCTTAGATATGTTTAAGTACAATCTAAACAAGTTTGATCCTATTAGAATTAGTGATCCAACAAGCACACCTATACAAAAAGATCCATATGGATTTCCTAATTTAGCAAATCAATCTGTAACTATTATTAAAGCTGATTTTAGATATCCAGCTACTGAACCAATGATTCAACAAATTGCTCAACTTCTAGGGTACAATATTAATATGGTACGTGTCATCACTACTGATTTTGATGATAGTATCAATAGTGAAGCTGAAGGCTATGCTAATGAAATGAAAGATAGTCCAATACTTACACATGAAGAAATGAGTGAGCAACCTGGTGCTAAAGAAGCAAATAAAGCATACGGCGATAGTTATTTAACCAGTATCAAAGACCAAATGAAGGGTTCAACTATTGATATTCCTTATGCAGGTCAAAAAACAAAAAATGCATT